TGGGTCAGTTCATACCAATACTTGTATTCGTGAAGCTGACCGGAAACGGCGTAGTTCTTGGCGTTGTTGGAATATTTGAAATCGTACAGATCAAACGCTTCAAATTCATTCAAATCTTCACCAGTGATCAGGCCATCCAGCTTCAGGCCCTTCCCCACGGGAACCAGATAATCCATAAAGCCGATGAAATCAGCGTTCCCGATTGGAAGTTCAAAGGTTCCGCCCGGTGGCAACATGGCCTTTGCCTTGGGGATCATGGCTTCCAACTTCATCATTTCATGAATGTGATCATCCGTCAGAACCGGGAAGCTGTTCTTGTAGAAGCCAAGGGCTTGTTCAACCCCTTCTTCAATGCCGGTGTGAAGGGCGGTGCCAAGGATCAGGGCGTTGTCTGCATCCGTGTTCGGGATCGTGTCTATCCCTTCCACATATCGCAAGCGGTATTTGTATGGGCATCTATCAAAGACTTCAACCCGGCTGTGGGAAACTCGCATTGTTTCACCCCTTTCACAATAGTCTTGAAGGCTTCAAAGCCTTCCGGGTAAAGGATGAACCCAAACCCATTGGAACCGTTGATTTGCTTCAGGTTCCGTTTCTGAAGTTCTGACGGGGTTCCGTTGGTGGCCTTCAGCTCTACTTCAAGGGCAATGCCCTTCACGGTGATCCGCATATCGGGAAGGCCGCTTTTCACATACCGGCTTCCACCCCAACGCTTTTCATAGAAGCCACAAGGCGGAACGGTCATTTTATCTTCAGGGTGGCCCAATGGGTAAATGCCTTCAGATTCCAACCAGTCCTTCAGGCGGTTTTCAAAGTTCTTTTCACCGGCCATCGGCTCACCCCTCCAACATCTGAATCAGGCTGTGAATACCTCTGACTTGGGTGAAGCCCTGAATTTTACCCGTTCCAGCGTAGAATTGGAACAGTTTATCATCAGACTTCCGCCAACAATGGAAATGTCCGGTTTGCTCATTCTTCAGTTGGTATTCAATGCCGTGGGCTTCAAACTGCTGAATGGCATAGGCGATCCGGTCGGGGTTCTTTGCAACCCGTTCTGAATGAACCTGTTTGGCATGATTTTTCAGGGCATCCCACACTTCATCCCTTGCCATCGGCCCCACCGTCCATTTCATAATGTTCAAAGGTTGCCACACTTGCCATAGCCGAAAACAGATCGGAATAATACTGAACAGCGGAATCACGGTCAATATTGTGTTTATCAGCCGCCGCAATCAGTTCATGAATGGTGCCACCAACAATGCGGGTCATTTCACTTGCCCAAGCGTCAGCTTCTTTCGGGGTCAAACCTTCCATTACTGCCCACCGCCTTTCAGGGTGATCTTCACATAACCGGCCTTGGCGGTGGTCTTGGAACACTCGGAAGCAATGTCCGGGTATTTCTTCTTCAGCTTTGCGGAATCAATGCTGGTGGCATTGGTGGGCTTCACAAGGGTAAGGTTCAGAACATCGGATTCAAACTTATCCACACCAAACTTCACCATTGCTTCATACAGCTTGGCCTTCATTTCCTTTTCCTGTTCCTCAATGGCCTTCTTGTGGGCGGTCAGGGAAGCAATGGCGTTCAGGGTGGCAAGCTGGGTGTTCTTGAACTCCTGAAGGGCCGTTTCTTCATCGAAGGTGGCCGAACCACAGGCGTTCGGGTTTTCCTGACAGGAATCAGGACAAGTGTGGAAATCCGGGCATTTGTGGCAACACCCATCAAATTTTCCACGGGGGCAAGCATTTTCACATTTGATCATTTTTCGGGTTCTCCTTTCAGATAAACATTCAACTGTTTCAGGCCGAAGGCGGAAGCGGCTTCATGGTTGTCAAAATAAATGTCGATCTGGTTTTCACCGTATTTGTCAATCACCCATTGGGCGGGGTGATCCTGAACGATGTATTCACCCAAGCCTTCCACTTCCACCACGGTTCCCAAGGGAAGCGGGGAAGCACAGGAAACACCGGCTTTCAGTTCCACACCAGCGGCACCATATACAATGCCGTTGGGCCGGTTCTTGGCCCATTCACCGCAACACTTTTCACAGGAACAATAGGCGGTAATTCTGAAACTGCCCAACAGCACCGGTTCAGGTTCGGCGGGTTCTTCCACCAGCGGAGTTTCCACCGGCTCCAAGATCACATCCGGGGTCACGGCGGTAAGCTGATCCGGTTCAATGGGGGCATCCAGGGCCTTGCTGTTGACAGCAGAACAGCGCCCAAATATAAACCCCATTGCAAGGCCCATCAGAAGGGCCACAAGGAACATCCGCCTGAACCGCTGGTTAAGGGCTTTGCGGCGCTGTTGCCGCTTGCTCATACTTTCTGAATAGTTCATCGGTATAGTCCTTTCTCATTTCCAAAGTGGAAAGAATATCTTCTTCAACCGTTCCCGGACAGATCATCAGGTAATAGAAACAGGGCCGTTCTTGCCCAAGGCGGTGAATACGCTTTTGGGATTGCTCCCACAATTCCGAACCTTGGGGAAGGCTGAAGTAAATGATTTTGTTGGCAAGCTGGAAATTGCCGCCCATTGCACCGGCTTGATACTGAATGAAGGTAATGCTGTTGTGCTGGTAGCGGTAAGCATCCAAGTTCTTTTCTTCACCGGAAAGAACAGACACAGGCCGGTTCAGGCCCTTGGCAATCCCCTTCAGGCGTTTCATTTCTTCCGTGAAGTTATAGAACACAATCAAGCGATCTTCCGTGCTGTTCACCAAATCCCGGAAGGCTTCATAACGGGCCGGGTTATATAGGCCGCAAAGCTGACGGGCGTAAAGGCGGCGGGTCAAACTGGTATCACCGATCAATTCCCGTTCACAATGGGCATTGGAACCGTAGAAATCCGCATCCAGTTCAAATTCACCAAGGTTGGCGCTGTCAATCGCAATATAGCGATCATTCCAGAACTTCCAATAAAGGGGTGAAGGGCGGGTTTTGACCTTGATCCAGTTCCGTTTTGGAAGGCTGATCCCGGCCTGTTCGGTAGTCATGAAAACGGCCCCATGTTCGGCCAGCTTCATCTTCAGCCGGTCAACATTCTTATAGCCGGTAATCTGTTGCCGCCAAAATCCATCGGTTTCAACCCATTCCGTTTGAATGTACTGCTTCCAGAACAGTTCTTTTGAAATCTTCCACCCCAACAGTTGGCATTGGCTCCACAGGTTTTCATACTTGCCGCCCGTGGGGGTGCCTGACAGAAGGATCACATTATCCGGTTTCAACCCAAGAATGAACTTTGACCGTTTGGCGTTCTCGTTCTGGATCAGGGAACTTTCATCCAACATCAGCGTGAAGCCGGTCAGGGTTTTCAGCACATTCCGCCTGAAGGTCAGTTCGTAGTTGATCACGCCAATCATCAGGGTTGGAACTTCATGCTGAACCTGTTCAAAGAACCATTTGAAGGTTTTGGGGTTGGTCAGGTCGAACACACAATTCCGGGTGTAGTGGTCTTGAAAATGTTCAATCCAGTCTTGAACTTTTGAACATTGGCACACCACCAGATTGATCCGCTTGTTCAGCTTCATCATTTTTTCGGAACCAACAAAGGTTTTCCCAAGGCCCATATCAAGGTAATAGGCCACCCGGTTCTTCCCCTCGGTTTCATCAAGGGCCTGTTGTTGGTGCTGGAACAGCGTGATCATAGGGTTTCAGGCCCTTCAATCATGGAAAGGTAATTTTCCACATTCACACCACGGGAAAGAAGTTCGGCCTTCATAGCCATTCCCAAGGGGCTGTTCAAGGCGTAATTACTCACCTGTTCCGGGGAAAGGGAAGTGATGTTGAACAAGGACTGTTTCACCAACTCGGAATGACCGCCACCGAAGGGATCAAAAGGGCAACAGTCAGGGGTGGCTTCAATGTCACGAACCACCATAGATACCACCACGCCGGGGCGGTTCTTCAGCATCTTCACTGTGTTCAACAGGTGATCGGTTCCCATTTCTGCGGGGCGGAAAGCCTGTCCACCGGCTCCGATCCACAAGGTTCCATCAAATCTGGTTTTCATGTTCATCATCCTTTCTTTCCGGTCAGGCGAACAATGTAAATGCAGTTGTCCACCCGGTATGCGTCATACCCTTTCGAGTTCTTCTCGTTGTACTTGCGCCGGTGGCTGGAAATGGTGGAAAGTTTGGTTCTTGCGGCCTTGGCGCTTTCATACTGGAAACACATATTCTTTGCGTTTCCGCTGGTCAGGAAATCTTCAATGGC